TCGAAGGGGGTCAACCCATGGTAGGTTGAGCTTGATGGTATCCTGACACTGCGCAGAAATGACGCGGGGGCTAAGCCATGATCTGGCTGATAAACTCCCCTGTACGTGAGTTGGCGCGTTTCCAGGAATTTGTGAAACCATCAAACGACCCGAATAAAACGAATTCGTGTTCAGACGGAACTGCATTTCCACATCAGAGCGGAAGTAGACAAAGTATTTCAAAATGTCCACTGTCGGCTGCGTTTGTAGTAAGAACTGCATAACGTCAAAGGTAGCTTTTGGTGCACTGCCTGTGACAACTTCCGTCGTTGCCCACGTATCCGAATAAAACGGGTAAAGCCTCTCCAACATTTGCTTAGGGGTTTGGTCCGGCAACGGGAACAAGGGCTCGAGCATCGGCTGTGTTGTAACAACCGTCAGGACAGTTCCTGTGTCCTGCAACGACGTATTGATCGTAGTCGTTTTGCTCGACTCGGTCGGTGCGTTCAGCTCTTGCGACCCGAAGGTCGAATTTACTGTCGCGTCTGTAACCCGGTTAAGGTTTGCGCCTCCAACGGGTTGAGTGGAGACAACCATTTGGCAGCTTGAGCACCGTCTTAACTCTTCGCTGTGGCTCTCGCCATTTGGTGTTTTTGTCGGAGGACACCGTCCTGTGTGCGTTTTTATGCAGTTGCCTGCGGGGAACGCTAACCCCCTTTCATTCACTCATCCATTGAGGGCCGCGCGTAGTAGTTGTCAAACAACCTTACCAGCGGGCGCTCTCGGGTGAGCCGCTTCCATGCCACTATAAACGGTGGCACAACCCAGGTCTCTCCATAGGCCTGGAAGTAATCGAGCCCTGCAATGAGCAGACGATCGTATAACTCGTGGCCATGATGCGTTGCCTCATGCAACGCAGAATTCCACGTGTTCTTCCGATCTTCCCACGAGGCTCCCTCCTGTTCAAACATTAGCGATTCAAGGATTGACGATAGTCGCAGTGGTGCTAACACTAACCGCGGACCATGTCGCTCAAATCGTCGCTTCAGATATTCCAGGTCACGCAAGTCTACCAACTCCTGCGTTATCTTTCCCTTCGTCGCCGATGTATATGTCATTCCAAACACCGGCGCAAATCTCTCCAAGTGCTTCATGTTGTACTCCGTATGCTTCGGATCGACGGTCACTACCGAGTCGTCTCCTAAGAACGCCATCTCCAGGCGTTGCTTAATCTCCTCGTCCGTCCATCCTAATGCACGCGCTGCACACACATGAAACACCCATGTACAAAAACTCGAAAAAATTGATGTTAACACTGATCCTGATCCTTGGCCCTTGGCCACCTCATATACAACTGATTGCAATACATGATGGCAAAATACCGTCGACTGAACAAGATTGGCACGTATCTACGTCATCCTCGCGCAGAGCGGGTGTGCCATATTACAAAACTGTATAAACAAAAACACCATATACGGTGGTAGCGTAAATTCGTGTCCCG